CAGTACCTGACCCTGTTTCGGTAGGGTTAGCATTAAATACCGCTGCACCTGCCCCTGCTCCATCAGTGTATACAAACGCTTTTTCTCCGGTTCCTATGGTGATTTCTGCACCTGAACCCTGCTTAATAGTGATTGACTGCCCACCAGTAGTAGCGTTCTCAATCATCCACATCTTACTTACCGTATTAGGGCCAAGCGTAGCGGTTCGTGTACCAGTGAGAGAAACAGCCGAAGTAAACTTCAAGTACAAAGCTCGTGTGCCATCGGCTGTAGCATCAGGAATAGTGAATGTTTCATTAGAGTCAGCCGCAAATTGTTTAGTGCCATACCCTAACGCATCGGTAATGAGTTCTAAGTTGGTGTTGGTACTGGTTCCCCACGTACCGTCCTCATCTCCGGTTGTGATCTCTTTTAGTCGTAAATTGTTTACATAAGTTGCCATAATTAAGTCCTATGCCGCTTTGTCAGTATCTATGTCCACCCAATTAGGAGTTTGAGGTGTGCTTATATTAGTCCAATTTGGTGTCTGTGTAACGTCTATTGAACTCCAACCTTTAATTGCTACAGTGCCTATGGCTCCTGTACCTACTACCCCATTGGGGTATGCAACACTACTGAAGCTTGCTGTAACTGTACCGACAGCTCCAACTGCGCCTACTCCCGTAGGAGTAACTACTACTAGAGGCGTAACTGCTTCAACAGCTCCAGTACCTTCTACCCCGGTAACCGTGTACGACCAATCGTAAGCTGGGGTTACTGTACCTACAGCACCTGTACCTACTACTCCGCTAGGAATAGTAAATACACTACCAATACTGAAGGTGACTGTACCTACTGATCCGGTTCCGCTTATACCGTTGGGTACAATATTTTCGCTAGTGTTAGTACTAACACCGTTTACTTCGCCTATCCCTTGCACTCCAGTTAAACTGAAGCTTGGTACAATGGATACACTACCTATAGAGCCTGTGCCTTCAACGCCTGTGGGTCTAACTAACCCAGTGTAATTCAGCGTTACTGTCCCTACTGCGCCTGTACCTTCTACTCCTGTAGGAGTAATGTTGGCCGTATAGTTTACAGAGACAGTACCAACAGCCCCTGTACCTGACGTAGAAACGCCATTAGCACCCCACGCGCCTTGACCCCAACCACGCGCACCCCAAGTTGCACCGAGGTCTACAAGGGTAGAGGCTTGACCACCCCACCTATTGTGACCCCAAGGCCGTTGACCCCATCCGCTCATGGCAGTGGCCTGTTACGCTATACGAATAATCGCAGTAGCAGCCGCAGCAGCAGGGAATTGGATTTGGAAATCACCAGTGCTTACTGTCTGATCCCCACCAAAACTCAACACCGCACACGCAGAGTTAGAATCAGTTGTGTCGTAAATCAACCCTCCACACGTTGTAAACGAAGAGGAAGTCCACGTTACTGAACTGAAGTTAGTAATGGCTGTTGTACCATCGGCTGTAGGTGTAACAGAAGTAAGAAGCTTACCCCCTGTGGTATACCCTGTACCCGACAGTTCATCAGTATTTCCAGTAACATCACTGTAGTTAGTGGTTGCCGCGCCGTATGTACCACTGCCAGAAGCAGTAGCTTTAAGAAGTGCCAGCTTAAACGTGGTACTCCCTGCGCTGAAGTTGTGTAAACCCTTCATCAGTTCAACTTTAAACGATGTGGGCATTGCAGTTGAGATTGTAATTGCCATATTAGACCTCTAATAGTTTCACTAGTTCTGGATGCCCAGCATCCCTAAAACGATTGGTTAATGTAGTATTGTGAGAAGCTACAGCTTGACGTAAATAGTTCAGCATTACGTTTCTAATGTCTTCTCTAAATGCTTCTGCTTGCGCCTGTATAACAGGGTGTGAGTTACTTCCAATAGATATAACTTCATTTACGGCTTGCTCTGCAAGTTCTTCAGGAGTAAACCCCCGACCCGAAATCATGGTAGCTGTTGCTATTCCTATTTTTGCACCGCCTTTTGTACTAATCATAAATAATCCTAATTAGGTGGAACCCTTACTACTCCAGAGCGGTATGTGTCTGTCTCCAATCTACCTGCACCTAAATTCCTAAGTAACAACATTGATTGTGTGTAAAGTTTTTCATACAAAGCTACCATATCTGGTTCACCTTTCTGGAACCGTATAGCTTCTACTAAAGCCCCATTAAGTAATGCTGAATCAAACTCTGTACCTAAGTATGTAGTTCCCGCTGTAACAATAGACTCAGGGTACTCAGCAAAATGAATTTCTGACTGATACGCCGCATCAGGAGTTGGGCCTAGGATAAACGTAGTTTGCCCGAATATACCGTAATGCACAGGTAAACCTGTGGCTGTAGGTAAAGGGTAGGCTTCTCGCATAAAACTAACGTCTTTGTTCAGCAAATAGTGGTAGTTCCCAGCACCATCTATAACCGCCAAAGAATACACATAAAGTATATTGGACGGCATCGTCAGGTACTTATTGTTAAGACTCATGTTACCTGTCTGATTTTTACGCATCGCAGGTAAATCTACCGTAGCAAATATCAACTGCTCGGCCTGTTGCGTAAACATAGCCAACTGGTCATTCGTAAACGTTTGCTCACAAATGTCTTGTATATTGGTTTTAAGTTCGGTGTAGTTCACCTAACACTCCCTACGCCATAGGCCCACGAGCCATAGTACCTTTAGTGGCTGCGCCAACACCGCGTATTTTTATTCCACTAGTTTTAACTGTTCCAGAAGATTGCTCTGGTGAGTTAACTTTTGTGCCGGGATTGTATTCTTTAATACCGCCCACTTTTTTTACTTTAATCTTGCCCATTGCTTCACCTCATCAGGTTGGTGTATTTGCTTGTCCACCCATACCACTATGGGCAGCACAATAATAGTGTAATGTAGGTGCGCCCGTAGCTACTGTTATCTGCGTATACGCTCCTGCATTTCCCGGCACACCACTGGTAGTTACTCCGGTAGTGTACTCTACTCCTCCACCCCATGTTCCATTCGGGGTTGTTGAAAACCTTAACGGGTGTGTGCCATTTGTACCCGCTGATTGGTCAAATTTGTAAGTGTTACCCTCAAACAAAGTTAATGTGGGACTTACCACACCATCTATATAAAATTTATTACCTGTGCCATATACGTTTGTGCCTGTAGCTACTGTTACCGTCAGCGTAGTAGTAAGCACTATAGACACTTCCCCAACATGCCCAAAAGCAAAAATAGGGTCTGCTGGTTGTAATCGCGCTCGACTTTCAGGATACCCTGTAAAATCGGGTCTGGGATCGCGTATTGCCTGTGGGTCACTCACAGGAAACGTGCCTAGCATTAGTTGTGGTTGGTCAGGGTTCCAGCACTCTGGACACGCCTTTATACCCGTAACCACAGCTTTTATTACAAGGGGTTTTAGCTGCCGTAACCTATACTGAAACCCACATATATCACATTCTGCTAACGCATTTTGGCCCGATGCAAATCTTTCGCTCATATCTATCTAGGCCCATATAAACGAGGAACAAGCATTTCTGAAGCTTTCTCTCTATCTTCCCCCGCTGCCAACGTGTACTGTTCGTCGTACTGCGCTTTTAACATTTCTAAACGTGGCATACCTTCCGGTAATTTAGTGGCTATGTAGTACGCCAATCCTGACACCAATGCAGGGAAAAACCTAAACGGCATATCAGGGGTCTGTACACCAGCCCCTGCATCTTGTATACGCCGTAGTCTCCAGTACCTAACAATATAGTAAGGAGTCCCAACCGTTCCTTGGTCGGGAACAGGCCATACTGTAATAGTAGGATGGTCACGCAAACGGTCTACCCAACACTGTATAGGTCTACCTTGCGTAAGTTTGTTAGGGATGGAAGCGTAGTTATCTACACTAATACGAGAGAGATTCAGGTCAGTCTGTAAAGTAGTGCTGCCTTCGTTAGTACGAATAACTTGTTCAAGTAAATCAATAGTATCCGCAGGAAGATTGTAAGTAGCAGTCCCTTGACCAAGGTTTACAAACCCTTCGTCAATCGTCCACATATTTACACCACGATTTGCCCACTCAATGGTAAGCAAGTTCATGGAACGCCTAGCAGTCTTTAAATCGTAACCGGAGTGAAGCTCACGCCCAGCACGTTCAAAAGCTTCTTCAGCAACTTCTGTGAAGTCCATTGTGAATGCTGTAGTTCCAGATGTAGCCATTATTTCTTCTTCCTTTTCAAGGCTTTAACGCGCCTTGGTTTACCTGCTGGTTGCCCCAAACGTTTCTTTTGCGCTATACGAGACTTCTTTTCTGCCGCTGTCATTTCTTTTGACGTTTTAGGTGTTTTACTCGACACCTTTTTAGTGGGTCTACAGTAAGGAGTACCCCTTTTCTCTCCCTTCTGCCGTCCACAAGCCTTGCCTGTTCGCACATCTTTCCAATCTTCCTTGAACCAACGTTTTAACGCAGCTCCCTTTTTAGTCTTACGAACGGCCACGAGCTTTTTTCTTCCTACATTTAGCTATAGCTCCTGACGCATACGCAGAAGGAAACACTTTGTACTGAGCTTTTACCTTTCGGTAACAATCATCATGGGTAGGGCCACCTGTATTAAATGCTACGGGTCTTATTCTACCCATACCTCTACATTTCATCATTTACGCCATACCCCTTAACGTCTTGGCCAAACGCGCACGTTGTCCTAATTTACCCGGTTCCTTGGCAGCGGCGTTCAATTTCTTAGCAGGTATTTTCTCCCCTGCTTTTACCCCTAGCTCTTTACGTAACGCACCGGGTTTTTTTATAGCTTTTTGAATCCAGCCACCTTTTTTAAGTTTCCTGCTTTTTTTCGGCATCTTGTCTGGGTTCATTACACCCATGCCTCGACACTTCATCATGCAAGTTACCTCATTTAGCTTTTTTCTTTGCCACCTTTTTAGGAGCGGCTTTTTTAGGTTCCGCTTTAGGTTTTGCTTTAGGGGCGGGTGTTTCGCCCGGATCAGGTCTGCCAAATAAGCCAACCATAGTATATCTCCTTAAAAATCAACTAGTTAAACTATTCTTCCACGAGTATGTCCCTTACGGGCAATACCGTCAGCTCGGCTTGAAGCACTGCTTTTGCCCACTTTGCCGCCTTTCTTCATCATGGTAGAAGCGCCTGAATATGCACCTTTACCCATAGCCTTCTCCATGCCTTTGCTTTCATCCCTACGAGATTTAAGGCTTTGGGACTTCTTGCCATTTCTAGCCCCCAAAGATTCATCTAGTCGGTCATTGTATCCCTGCTTTTTAACTTTACCACCAGCAGCCATACCGTCTAACCTATTCTTTTCAAAGCGTTTTTCACGATTAATCCGTAAACGCTCTTGTCGAGCATCCCTACCTTCTGCCCCACCCATACGTTCTTTAGGAGCAATCCGATAGATTTCGTCATCTAAGTTACGAATAACTTTTTTATCGTGTGCTCTCCCACCCCCAGCATACTTTTTAACTGCTTTACCGGGTTTCTTTTTGCTACTATTAAAATAACTAGGCATACCGCCCTCCTTAAATTTTTTACCTTTGTCTGCTTTAGCAAACTCTTTACCCACACTTTGTGGAACTCCCGCTTTCTTAGCAAACTTAGGGTTATTAGCTACTGCCGCCATAAATTTTGCTTGTTTTTTCGTTTTACTGGGCATTAACACTTCCACCGTTTTCTTGCTTGACGCAGCCTAGAATTAGGATTCTTAGCTGCTTTTGGAAATTTTTTCATCTGACCAGCAGAACGCGCACAGAACGACTTACGCCGCTTTGCGTCCTTGCTGCCCTTCTTCACTTTACCAGTAACGGCTGTCTTGAGTTTAGAGCCGGGGTTGTCCTTACGGTATTTAGCCACACCCTTCTTGGTCATACCTGCGCCAGATTTAGTCGGACGCTTATGACCACCTTTAATGGTGTGGCCTTTCATAGTTCCCTTTTTCTTAGACACTGGCATAAGATTTAGTAACGGTTAAAACCAATAAATACGTATCCGACGTGTTAGCTCCTACCGTAGTTACTAGAATATCTCCCGTCTTACCCGCCCCACCATTGTTAGGAATACCAAACTCTGAAAAGTCAATGGTATCTTCCCAATCTTGGGGTAAGTTTAAAAGAGGCATATTAGTAGTAGCATCCCACAAAAGTTCTACACCCATCCCAATATTAGAGAAGGTAATCTTCTGTAAGGTAACTCCAGTACACGCTTGTTTAGTGACAGGATCAGCAGAAAGACTAGACACATCTACTAAAACTGCTTCAGATTGCCCTGTCCCATCACTAACATTGGTAAATTTCAAGACGGCAGTTCGCCCACCGTCCTGTATTACTTGGCTTGTGAGTGCATCAGCCATAATAGTTTACTCCTCAAAATTAGTATTAAGCACTAAACGGAGTAGCACCAGCACCACTAGCAGCACCAAAACACACCGCTTCTACATACCACGTATTCGCAGCAACAATAGTACATTTAATAATACTGTCTACGTCACCACCAGTAGTACCACCATTCCAAGTAAATGTAGTATCACTCGGTGTAGCTAGGAAAGTTTTAGTAAGCCCATCGGCATCTACAGACATTGCATACCCTGTAAACACATCAGCTCCAGAAGGTTTAATGACCAGATCATTAGAAAGGTCAAACCCACTGATAACAACAATCTGAGCACCCAGTTGGTTCTGTTGGTCAGGAGCAGTTGGATCAGTAGGAGGAGTAGTGCTTGAAGGCACAGTATCCAATACAGCAGGAAGTGTAAGCTGCCCTGCTCCTGTTCCATTAGTTGATGCGTATACGTTAATAACCCCAGCATTCCCCGGAGTTACAGCCCCAGTAGGGTTCTTGTTAGCGTCCAGTGTTGGGGCTGGGAAAATTGATAACGCCAGTGTAGTGTTATCAGCAGTGATTTCTTGTGCCGCACCCGGCCCAGCGGAAACAAATCCATTGAGTGATCGGACAGGGCCGGAGAAAGTAGTTCTAGCCATTATAAGTTCCTCTCATGCGAGTTAAGGTGTATCTGTCTGCATGAAGTCAGTCGGGGGCTGTCAGATACACGGGTTATTCCCGATAGTGAAGAAAGTGTACCCCAATAAAAAACCCCGCACAAGGCGGGGTCAAAATCATTATGATTTTTAGGGGGTGGTTATGTAGCACCCGGTGAGCCGTATATACCCAGTGGGTCAGATACGCCGAAGCTATATCTCTCACGGGCTTTATAGCGGCTATTACCAGTATCAAAGTCAGCATCCATAGATGTAGACATTGGGGTACGGATAAAGTGCTTCAAACCATTTGGCACGTCAGTCATCAAGAACCACGCATTACCGTCAGTCAGATAGTTATTAACTGTATAACCCTCTGGAACTGTGCCGTTATTGCGAATGGCGTTGATGTCATTGTCAGCCGTGCTAACCCGAAGCTCAGAGTCCATCAAGCGTGTAGCAACGAATTGCAACGCAGGAGGAATAACAAGCTTACGAGGTTTAGCAGCAATCAACAGGCCACGCTCATCAGTCCAACCTGCTATTGAAATAACCGCTGCTTCTAAAGAAGTTTCGTTTAAATCAACACCAGTAGCTGGAGTGTTTGCGTTAGTTCCACCAGAAACTAGTGGATGCGCTGTTGAAAACAAAGTCTGGCCGTCCCCGTAAGTAGGGCCACCAGCAAAACCAGTGTTGAGTATGGTTGCACCTTTAACCTGCTTGGTGTAAGCCATAGCTCTCGCTAGTGCCTTTGTGTAACGTGCAGAAAGCGAATCGTACAGGTTATCTTCAATAGCTTCTTCAGTTATTGAGAATCCCATAGCAATCGTTTCATTGACGTAACGCGCTGTGTAAGTTTCTTGGGCGTTGTCATAAGCGATAGCCGCGCCTTCGTTTTTAACGGGGGCAGCGCCAAAGCCTGATAACTTCACCTCTTCTTCAAAGGAACGGTCAGAAGTCTCTGTTTCAAAGATTTCCTTAGTTTCCTCACCATATCTTGCATACTCAAGGCCAAACAGGGCATTTAAACCCGGAAGGAGTTCCTTGAGGAGTTGCGCTCGTGAAATAGCCATATCTCAAGTCTCCTTATATACCTGTCTGGTTAGTGTAAGAATGTGAACCGGGATTAAACTTCACGATCACATCAGTGTATGCGTCACCAACTGCACTTCCCGGTGCGTCAACAAAATCAACGATTCTGAAAGCCCATCCAGCAGTAGTGTTGGTTGTTGCATCTAACGCAGTGTTCGAGTTACCTGTAGTAGTACTACCTGTAGAAGTCGATTGTACCGCGTCAAAATGCGCGTTTTGCCCTAAGTCAGCTTGCGTAATAGAACCCGCAGCTTGAGCTTGGAACAATGTATTGGGGTCATCTACGATGAATGCCAACGCATCATCAGCCACTGTACTAGCTGGCCAGTATTGACGGTTAACAAAACCCAAAGTTGCATCTGTGTAGGAACAGCCCATGAACACGCCTATTGTACCAGCAGGGAAAGGTGTTGAATTATCCCCATTGGTAGTCACTAGCTCAATAGTACCATTGGCAGCAATCGCAACGACTGCACCATAAAACAGGTTAGTACCATAGCCAGAAGTAATAGGAAGCTTTCGAGTTGACCCCGCGTACGGAAGTCCCCCGATTTCATTCAAAGGCTTTAACCCATAAGGGGTTGCTGTTGTAGCCATTAGAATATCTCCTAAATTATCCTTTACCGAAAGTGACTTTAGTAGACCGCTCATTGAAGATCGGCATCCTAGAATCAGACTCTCGCATTAAGTTATTGTCTACAGAACGTATTTGCGCTTCATTAGTTTCTTTGTAATAAGCACTGCGTTCCTCAACAAGTTCTTTGGGTGCTTTGCAAAGCATTAAACCGCCCATGACAATATTGTCTTTGAAACGGTCATTCTCAATACTCACCAACTGAATCTCAGGGTGGTCTGAGGCTTTACACGGCTCCCAACCTTCTCGTAGTTTAGTAGAAACATTAGTAGGATCAGGCTGGCCGTTAGTAGAAACACGAACCCAATGAAAAGTGTAGCCTTCTTGAGGAGTGGGGTCAGGTAAAAGCTCTGGCCTTTTCCACGCTTGTCTACGAGTTTTCTTTTCGTTAGTTTCTAACTCTCTATCTAATCTATTCTCAGCCATTTCTACTTGCTCCTAAACTTAAATCTGCAACCTGTTGGGCGTAGTCTTCCAGCGGTACACCAAGACGTTTCGCTAAAGCAACTTGTGTTTGCGATAATGTAACCTTGTTAGGTTTCGTGCTCCGCGTAGCGGGTGCAACCACATTGCTCGATTTCTTCTTGGGTGTCTCCGGTTCGTCTTCTATCCCCTCATCAAATTCAGCGGGGAATATTTCTCGCATTCGAGAATCAATTTTCTCGTAGTATTCATCTGACTGAGGGTTAATGTTCTCCTTAGTCAGTTTTGTATGTAATCCTAACGCAAGTGCTGTCATTTCATCATTAGAACCAAACCACGGGTTTTTCTCGCGCCATGCTTCGGCTCTTTCATCCCTGACAGGAGCTTGTGTTTGATTTACCTGTGATTGAACAGCATTTTCTTGTGGTTGTAAAGTTGCTTCGTCTGTATTTATAGTACGAGGTTTAAGCCCTTTAACTTTTTCGGCCCGTATTTGCGCTGTATTTAACTCTGCTTGCGCAGCTACAATCGCGTCAGGCTCACCACTTTCATAAGCCTCTTTGTACTTTTTACTAGCTATTGCCACTTCACTTTCAGTTTGCTTCTTGGCAGATTCAATAAGTGTGTTATGGCTTTGATCTACGTTACCTTTTAGCCTTTTGTTTTCTTCCACAAGTTTTTGAGCATACACCACAGCTTCTTCTTTCTGGCGTTCTGCTGCTTCTTTGGCCCTGCGCTCATCATGGTAGCCCTTGCTAAAGTGCTGTATTCGCTTTTTAACTTTTTCAGAATAGTTCTCTAACTCTTCATTAGTTACTTCTTCAGGAGGTTGAGAAGGTTTACGACCTCTATCTGCTTCAGGAGTGTCATCAACTACTTCAACCTCTACTTCCTTATCCTCCACCACTTTTACTTCCCGTGGCTCTTTTTTAGGTTTTTCTATAACCTCACGACCTACAGCACCTTCCACCTCTATATCTGGTGTTTCCTCTGGTGTATTAACTTCTATTTCTGCCGCCGCTTCCATCTTATCTGGGTCAGGAAACTCGTACTCTACTTTTTGTATAGGCATAATTTACTCCTTAGTTTGCGCGAGCTACGACGCTCGGATCATCAACAACAGCTTCAATAGAATCGTCATTCATCAGACGATACTCTTGTTTGCCAACTTTAAAACGTGTCCCAGTATTAGCGCGAAACATCACGTAGTCCCCTTGTTTGCACCACGGGCCAGTAGGGAATCGCTCGCTATCTGCATACGCTTGCTCACCCATATCCAGCACCAGCCCTATCGTAGACAAGATGTACTCATCACGGAGGGTTTTAGCAGCTTTAACTATGCCGCCATCAAATGTTTCTTCAATGTTAGGGAGTGCCACAAGAACTCTATACCCCACAGGTTTGGGAATGAGAGCGTCTAGTTTGTCTTGCGCTATTTCTTCCTCTTGTAATTTGTCCCTACGTTTCATCTCTAAAGCTGTCATTTCAGTCATCTTGGTTTTCCATGTGTATACGCGAGAGGTCATTCACTTCCCGTAATGCGGTGTCCAGACCCCGAAGCACACCACACACTTCTTTATAATCGGCGTAATCTTTAGCTGCGCCAGTTCTTATAAATTCTTCGCTAGACCGTTTCTGGTCTGTAATCCTTTCTACTAATACTTCAAAAACAGTTTTGCCCATTACCTATCCTCTCGGTCATCGCGGTAGGCTTCAGACGCATCACGATGCGCTTCGGCTCTAGTTCGTTTTTCTTCGCCAGCAGCTTTAGCCATGTCAATAATGACCTTGGCTTCTTCCACGTCATTCTTCGCTTCAGTAGCTTGGTTCTGCGCGGCTATGCGACTAGCCTCAAGCACTGCGTTTGTCTGCGCTTTTTCTTTGTCCAGCTCAATGCGTTCTTGGTCAAGGGCCACATCCGCCGCATCTTTAGCGGCCTTACGCTGCGCGTCTTGCTCTTTGATTGCCAGCTCTCGCTGTTGCATCTGAATGATGGGGTCTTGCGCCAGCTCTTGGGCTTGCTGTTGGGCAGCTTGGGCTTGTTTCTGCGCGGCAAGCCGTTGCCCTGCTTTAGCCAACAGACCCGCCAACCTGTACTCAAGTTCTTCCGGCAGTTCTTCGTTAGGTGGTGGTAACTCTTGTCCCAACTGCTGCTCCATTTGCTGCCTGTACAGGAAGGCCATGTGTTCTGCTATGTGTGCTTTAATCGCCGCTACAATCTGTTGACCATTAGGCATTTGTCCCAACATGGCTGCAATTTGGGGATCAGCAAGAAAAGTTTCATGTACCGCGATGTGCGCTTGATGGTCTTGAAATATGAATGCTTTCAAAGGCTTACCATTAAGTGCGTCCATGTTCTCACTTACTGGGTCTTCCGGTTTCATGTCATCAGTGTTAGGTACAAGCTTATCTGCGTTCTTAATCCCTAAGACCTCAATCATCTGTCTGTGCAGTTGGGGTAGGTCATAGATTTGTGGGTTGGCCTGTGCCATCTGAAGTACGGTTTGGTATTGCACAACGCGCTGTGCCATCGTACTACTATTGGGATCGCTGACAGGAATTACTTCCACCGTGGCATAGTCGGCTTGGCGGGCACGAGGAGAGCCACGGTCAGGCGCATAACCGTACTCTAACGGAGCATACTCAGCCATAATCGCTCTGAGCAGCTTAAATTCCTGCTTCATAGCGTAGTGAACACGGGATTGAACCGCAGCCATTGGCTTTAAGGTACGCTCTAATAGAGCTAATGTTGTACCGACAGGCGCATTTGCGCTCATATCGGAGATATTCATGTCTGAAATAGCCCCTAATCTGCGGCCTTCTTCAGTTATTTTCTCTAATAAGGCCAATAACGTCTGACTTGGCTCTTTATAGGGTAATGGGAGGATATTCTCACGGATTGACCCACTAGGCACGTCCACATCACGGAATTCACCCGGCCCAATGGGAGTATCGCCCGTAGTTACCCGCATTCCACGGGATTTAAGGCCACCCGGCAGGTTAGATAGCGTACCTGCGTCCACTAACTGGCGAATAAGTGACGTTCCCGCCCGTGCATAGCCACCGATAATGTGGATTAAGCCCAATCCGTAGAAGCCAAACCCCGGAACGTACACATAATGTACAAAATGCTGGCGTTTTAGCATCAATGGGTCGTCAGGATTCCAGTTTCTGCGTATTGCCAGCACTGTTCCTGTGCCTTTTTCAATAGTAATGACGTAAGGCTTGGCAATTTGCAGGTCATCAGCCTGTTTATCCGCCCCATCTACCTCATCAATCACAATATCCGCGTGAATTTCGTACACCGCGTAGCGATCATCCGCAGAAAGAGAGATTCCCGACTGTTCAGCCTTGGCTTCTTCAATGTCTGTGGTGAAAGATACAGGGTCACCGAGGTCTACTTCCCGATAAAACCCCTGATCTTGTAGTTTTACCATCTCATTCTTGGTCTTACGCATCACATGGGTGACACGCTCGGCTGATTCTAGGTTAGATGCGCCGTAGGGGACGATCATATCTTCCGCTGGAATGTAGATTGCGGTCTGTCTATCGAGGTTTGGATCAAAATAAATCTTTTTAAATGCCGAACCCGCCAACCCAAGGCTATACAACATGCGTTCATGCTCTGGTCTGTACTCCACCATCACATCAGTCAGCTCATAATTCATATCGGTTTTAACGCGCAGGGCTGCATCTTCTTTATCTCGCGTTATTTCACCAAGTATCTGCGTTTTCACAGGGCCAGCCGCTGGGAATGTCTCACTCATGGCCTCTGCTTGGAACCGTATAGCCGCTTCAGCGAGTACTGTGCTGTACACACCACAGGCATTTTCCCACGGTTCAGTCCTGTCCTCGTAACTAAACCCCAGAACTTCCAGACCTTTAACGAAAGTTTCTGCCCAATCACGGCGTGAGCCTATATCCCCATCCACCGCTTCTACTAACTCACTAGATATTTGGTTTAATTGCCCATCATCCATGTAATCAGCAAGGTTAGCGTCGAACGGTGCATTAGCAATGTCCGAGTCTGCCATGTCAGGGACTAGTGTTATCTCTACACCCCCATCCTCCAGTGCTGTTATCTCCGGCTCAATCTCAATTTCTAGCTGTTCTATAACTTCCACTTCCTCGCCTTGTGGCCCTGCAAATAAACTTTTCTCAATAGCCATTAGTAGTACCCGCCTCTACGCTGCTTAAAGTATTGA